CCACGGCTCTCTAATCCGCTGTGAAATCGATGTGAGACTTGAAGGTTTGGGTGGAAGACGCAGTCCGGTACCGGACCCGCTTCGGTGATCGCTGACACGTGTCAGTATGGCGGGCTTTCGGCGGCTCGATCATTGTGCCGCCATGACGAAGCGCAATCAAGCCCCGATCCCGACCTCCATCATCGCCGAAGCCGATGCGGCTGGCGTTGCTTTGCACGCCCTGACGGCGGCTCTGCCGAAACAGGGCGAGGCACCGGAATGGATCACGATCTTTCCGCAACTCGGTCGTTTCAAGACGCGGGACGGTCGTACCTTCACGGTCGACGCGGCAACGTTGATGGCGGTCTTCGTCGAGGACGGCATCGATCTGCCTGTCGATATCAACCATGCGACCGACGGGGCGCAGTTTCTCGGAACCCGCTCGGACGCGGTCGGCTGGATCGTCGAATTGCGGATTGTGGACGGTGCTCTGCAGGGTCGCGTCGACTGGCTCGACGAGGGTCGCGAACTGCTTTCCTCGCGCAAGTACCGTTATATCTCGCCGTCGTTTTACCGTGACGACGAGAACAATGCGACCCGCCTGAAAGCGGCGGCACTGGTTACGGCCCCCGCGATTGCCCGGCAACCGGCTCTTGCGTCGGCTTCTTCCCCTGAACCTTCGGAGTTTTCCATGAAATCCATCGCTGCCGCCCTCGGCCTGAACGAGGGTGCCGACGAGGCATCCTGCCTGTCGGCTCTCAATAGTCGTCTGACGGGATCCGTGTCGAAGGAGATCCACGAGCAGGCGCTGACGCAACTGTCCGCCGCCACGACCGAGCTGGCGGGGATCAAGGACAAGGTTCGTGCCGGGAAGGTCGAGAGCCTGATCAGCGAAGCCCTGTCGGCGAAAAAGATCACGCCTGCCGAGAAGGATCATTTTGTTGCGCTGTGCGCGAGCGACGAGGGACTGGCCTCGGTCGAAAAACTGTTTGCGGCCAAGACACCGCTTTTGCCTGCGTCCGGCCTCGACGACAAAGATCCGCCCGGCGGCAGTGACGCCGATGCGTCCGATCCGGTCAAGCTCGCCGAACTCGCTGCCGAGATGCAGGACAAGGAAGCTCTTGCCGGTCGGCGGATATCTATGGCCGAGGCGATGACCCGCGTCCTGTCCAAAAACGCCTGACCGGCGTTTGATCTCAACCCGAACGAAAGCTCTTAAGCCATGAATCCTCTGCTTATCAAATCGCATTACGCCGCCGAGGAGGTCAAACCTTATCGGGTCGTTGCCTTCGTTTCCGGTGGCGTCGCCACTGCGAATGGCGCGACCCAGCCGGTTGCCGGTGTCTCTGAAAGTCTCGGCTGCAATCCCGGCGGCATGGCCGACGTCATTCAGGTCGGACTTGCCGAGATCGAGGCGGGCAGCTCCCTTGCTGCCGGAGATCCGGTTGTTGCGGACGCGACCGGTCGCGCCGTCAAGGCTGCAGCGGTTGCCGGACAGGCCCTCCACGTCGTCGGCTTCATCCAGTCGGATGCGGCTGAAGGCGACATCGTGCCGGTTCTCGTCTCGCCCTCGCTTCTCGCCGGTTGACCGGCCATTCCCTCACGCCCTGCAATTCAAAGGCTGTTGTTAAAATGCCCAATCCTCGCCCCTTTACCGTCGATCCGGTTCTGACCGGCATTGCCATCGGCTACCGCAATTCGTCGCAGAGCCTGATCGCCGATCAGGTTCTGCCCCGCACCCCGGTTCTCGGCGAAACCTTCAAGTGGCTGGAATACCCGCTGGCCGAAGGGTTCACGTTGCCCGATACCCGCGTCGGTCGCCGTGGCCGCGTCAACCGTGTCGAATTCTCGGCGACCGAACGCAGCGGCTCCGTGCACGATTATGGCCTCGACAACGAGATTCCGCAGACCGATATCGACGCGGCCGCCGCGCAGCGCCGGGCCGGACGTTCGAACTACGATCCGGAAAACCATGCCGCCGAGAGCCTGACCAACCTGATCATGCTCGACCGCGAAGTGCGCGTCGCCGGTCTTATTCAGGATCCCGCCTCCTATGCTCCCGAGCGTCGTGTCGTGCTCGCAGCCTCCGACCGCTTCGACGATTACGAGAATTCGGATCCGATCGAGGTCATCAAGGAGGCGATCCAGAAAACACTGATCTATCGCCCGAACACCATGGTGATGGGCATGGGCGTCTGGTCGAAACTGTCCTCGCACCCGGCGCTGGTCAACGCCATTCGCGGCAACCTGACCAACAAGGGCATCATCTCGCGCGACGAGTTCAAGAACCTGTTCGAGATCAAGGATCTTCTGATCGGCGAATCCTTCGTCAACACGGCCCGCAAGGGACAATCCGTCTCCCTGCAGCGTACGTGGGGCAATTCGATCGAACTCCTGCACATCGATCCGATGGCCCGCGCCGACGATGGCCGCATCACCTTCGGCCTGACGGCACAGCTTGGCAACAAGATCGCCGGGCGCATGGAGGATCCGAATATCGGCCTCAAGGGTGGACGGATCGTTCGCGTCGGCGAGCAGGTCGAGGAACTGATCATCGCCCGCGACGTCGGCGTCATCATCCAGAACGCGATTTCCTGATTGCTGCCCCGACCTGGGCGGGGTTTTTGCAACTCCGCCCATTTTTTCAGCTTCCAGATTGAGGACGGACATCATGGCGAAAGCCGCAACCCCTGCCAGCCAGAATACAACCGGAAACGGAACCAAAGACGATATCCATACGCCGGAGACGGCAGAGACCCGGACCTTCGCCCTGAAGACGTCGGTATTTCTCGGCGGCAGGCATTATGCCCCACCCGGAAAGATCGCTCTCGACCGCGCAACGTTCGATGAATTGAAGCCGCTCGGCGCCATCGAAGGCGAGTGGAAATAGCAATACCAGCGGATCGCCACCCACGCCTCGCCAGCAGGGGTAACGCTGCGGATGTCTCGCCCTGTGAGCGCATGGAAACAGGGCCTCGTCAGGGCAGAATGCGCCAGCGGGCGATCCAGTCAGAGGCCGGGACAGTATGGCGAGATGCGGTCACGGCCATGATTTTCAGAGCATGATTTCATTGAGGCGCAGCCTGATGTCCCGCCAACCCTACGCCACATTCGAAGAGATGCAGCGTCGCCACCCGAGGGAACTGGCGGTTGTCGGCGCGAACGAGCAGAGCCGCGAGATCGACCGTTCCCGTGTCGAGGCGGCGCTGGTCGATGTCTCGACCGAAATCCGGGCGATACTGGCGGCGCGTTACACGCCCGACCAGCTCGACCGCTGCGACGAGGACAGTCTCGGCGTTCTGACCCTGTTCTGTATCGATATGGCGATGTACCGCATCGCACTCTCGAATGCCCGCTCCACCGAGCAGATCAGGGAACGCTACGACACTGCCGTCAAGCGGCTTGAGGGAATCGCCGCCGGTCGCGGCGGGCTGACCTTTGAAAGCGGCGGCGGCTCCGGATCCGACGGGGATGGGCTATCCGGTTCCATCTCTCCGAATGAAGCCGTTCTGACGGCACCACAGCGCATGTTTACCCGCAAACGGTTCGGAGCGATCTGATGGACGGCGTTGGTATTCATATCGATATTACCGGGCTCGAGGCGGCTCTGTCGCTGGTTTCCCGGCTGGCGGGGTTCGACGCCTCGGCGCTGCTGACCGATATCGCGGCGCTCGGCGAAAGTCAGACCCGCCGCCGGATCGAAGAGGAAAAGACCGCGCCCGACGGCTCTCCATGGGCCGCCAATGCGGAAGGAACCTCGATCCTGCTCAGAACCGGCATGCATCTTCGTGATTCCATTGCATCGACGTCCGGATCCGACTTTGCCGAATGGGGCTCGTCATGGGAATACGCCCATGTCCATCAGGACGGCGCGACCATCGTGCCAAAAAATGGCGACCGGCTCGCCTTCCATGTTGGCGGCAAATTTGTGCGCCCGACGAAGTCCGTCATTCCGGCGCGGCCCTTCGTCGGTATCAGCGACGACAATGCCGGGGAACTGCGCGATCTCGTTTCCGACTACATGGGAGGATTGCTGCAATGACGGCGCGTTCCCTTCTGGAATTACTGGGTTCTTCCCGCCTGTTCGACTACCGCGAGGCGGTGAGATCGACCCTTGATACCCTGTTTCCGGAGATCGAGGTCGCGGCGCATCCGGGCAAGATCGATATCGCCGATATCGTTCAGGGCGATTCCTTTCATGCACCATCGATCCATGTGGCGATCGCCGAGGTGCGCCCGCCGGAGTATCGGGTCAGCGGCCTGCGCGAGGTTTTTGTGAAAGTCGCAGCCTATGTCGTGGTCGAGGATCAGGCGATCGGCGATCCGCCGAAGCGCTACACGCGTGACGAGATCGGGCTTGCCGTTTGCGACGCCATCATCGCGGTTGCGGAAAACCCGCATCTGTCGTGCTGGGGGCTCGATGATATCGCCTATCCCGAACAGGTCGAGATGCGTCCGCTTCTGACCGCAAAAGTCTTTGACAAGGGCACTGCCTATTACGTGGTTACCTTCCGCCAGCAGCTGACCGGCTGCGGCGATCCGTTCTGGGAACCTTTGGAGATGCCGCCGCCGATCCTGTGGCCTTCATCTCCATTCGATCCTCCAGAGCCGGAAGGTGCGCCATGAGCTATATCGGGTCCGAGCTTCGCCGCCTGCGCCGCGAAAATACCCGCCTCAACCGGCGTCTTGGCCTGCAGCGTATGCCGGGCAAGGTTGTGGAGCGTGATGTTGCGACGCGGAAAATCCGGCTCGATCTCGGCGAGGATCCGGCAACCGGCAACCGCGTCCTGTCGCCATGGGTCAGGGTGCAGGGTGTTTCTGCGGGAGCCTTCAAGTTCTTCGTGCTGCCCTCCGTCAACGAGCAGATGTACCTCGAAAGTCCGTCCGGCGTCGTCGGAGCCGACAGCCTCGCCACTTTCGGTGCGTTTGATTCCGAGAACAGATATCCCGAACAGGATGCGGATGAACTCGTTCTCGAGAATGGCGACACCCGGTTCTCCCTCAAATCCGGAGAGCTGAAACTTTCGGTCGGCGGCACCGAATTTTTACTGTCCGCTGCCGGGCTGAAGGCGAAAGCCGCCCGTTACGATTTTGAGTGAGGACAAGATGCCGGGAATCGCCTGCCAAACTGTCGATATCGCCGGAGGCGTCCAGTTGGGCGGCGGGCAGTCGAAGCTGCGCATCCGCGGCCAGCTTGCCGTGGTTATCGGCGATCCGGTTGCCGGTCACGGCCTGCCGCCGCATTCGCCGCAACCGTCAATGGTGACGGCGTCGGACAGGTTTTTCGTCGAGGGCAAGCCGGTTTGCCGGGCAGGCGATGTCGCTTCCTGCGGCCACGCCACGACAGGCCGCAATTTTTTCTCCATCCCATGAGGTCAGACATGAAAACGAAGGATTACATCGTCACCAAAAAGGCAGGCCGCGCCGTCGCCGGACGGGTTGTCGCCAAGGGAGACATCCTGAAACTCACGCCGATACAGGCGGAATACGAACTGCTGCTCGGGACCATCGTCGAGGCCGCTGTGCCACAAGAACCGGTCGGGGAGATGGAACCGGCACCGAAGCAGAAAATCAAATCGGCTTCAAAGGCCGGTTGAAGGATCGTTGAATGACAATCATGGTCAGATATCGCTCGTCGATGTGTCGCTATAGCGGTCGCCTGCTTACCGGGTTCCCGGTGATCGAGCAGTCGATCACGCGCATCCTGACGACGCATCCGACCGAACTGGTCATGCGGCTCGACTTCGGATCCGACATCCTGCGCCATCTCGGCAAGAACATCCATGCCGGGCGGGTCGTCTCCCTCTATATGGATGCGGTCAACGCTATCCACAAATGGGAACCGGAATACCGCACCCAGCGCCTGCAACTGGTTAAACTGGAGCGTATCGGCACACTCGGGATCGCTTTCGCGGGAACGTACTATCCCGAAGGCCGGTTCGGCAATTACGACATCGCGGAACCGGCTGGCCTGACCTTCCCGCAAACCGGGAGCGCGGCATGACGATAGCAATCGATAAATACCGCCTGCCGTCGCCGGTGCTCGCCCGTGAACTCGATTACGAGGCTTTGCGCTCGCAAGCCATGGCCCAGTTGCGGGAGATATGGTCGCAATCCGAAGTTTTGCAGGAGATCGCACCCGATTTCGACGCATGGATGGTGGAGACGCCGCTCGAGAGCGTTATGGTGCGTCTTGCCGCTTTCCGCGACCTGCTGTTCACTGCCGAGATGAACGACTGGGCGCGAGTGGTGACGCTCGCCCACTTCGCCGCAGGTTCCGATCTCGACGTGCATGCCGGACGCGAAGGTCTGACGCGGTTCGACGGCGAGAGCGATACGCTTCTGCTCGAGCGCATCATTCTGGAGCGCAAGGCCAAAAACGCATATGGCACCGATCCGTGGTACATGCGCCATGCCCGCAACGCCGACGCCCGTGTCCGCGAAGTCGCCGTGACCGGCAACGGACGGCGCAGGGTCGAGATCGCGGTGCTGTCGAACGACAATGACGGCGTTCCCGCCGATGATCTTCTGGTAAAGCTGCAGGACCGTCTCGGCACGGCTCCGGTCACCCGCAGCAACGATATCGTCACGGTCGTTCCGGCAATTCTCACCACGACGACGATCGCGGCGGACGTCTGGCTCGATGACGGCGCGCCGTCTTCGGTTCTCGATGGACTTGCGGACGCGCTGAAATCCGCATGGAACGGCGGCACCCGGCTCGGGCGCGACCTGACCCGCTCGTGGTGCGTCGCGCAAATTCACGTTGCCGGAGTGCAGCGGGTTGAAGTCCATCTCGAGGATATCGCGGTTGCGCCAAACCGGGGCATTGCCATCGGTGACGTGATCCTGACCGTCAAAGGGAGGGCATGGTGACGAAAGCCATCGACCTTCTGCCTGGCAACGGCACCGCGCTCGAGGAGGCGATCATCGAGCTTCTCGATACGCGCGGGCGCTTGTCCGGCAATCTCTCCCGTGTCCGGCGCATCACGTGGGACGAGATACCCGACGACTGGCTGCCGTGGGTCGTTCTGGACGAGGGACTGGAAGAGCTTGTGCCCTTCCTCGACTTACGCCGGGTGATTTCCGAAGGACGGCAATGGGCGCGCGAGCGTGGATCATCTGCTGCGATCATTCGGGCGCTCGGCTGGCTCGATTTTTCCGTCACATTGCATTACGAGCCGGACGCGGACGAGAACTTTTACCTGTTTCAGGTCGAGCTTGCCGATCCGGTCGGGAATGATCGCCTGCCGGACCTGATCCGGTTGGCGACCCTCTCGAAACCGACCGCCGATATTCTCGCCCGCATCTTTTCCGGCTACGATGCGCGGCCCTTCCGCCTCGATCATTGCCGCCTCGACGGCCCGGACATGCTCGACGACTGGTCCGGCGTCCGTCTGCCGGAAACGGATCATGCCGTGATCTCGTTCGGGATCAGCAGGATCGGGGAAGCCGCGTTCGAACCGACCGTCACCGGGCAGGCGTTCATGCTGGCGCTTTGCGGCGCGACCGCAATCCGGGAAGGATTTGTGTTCGACGACAGCCGTCTCGACAATGAGGTCGCCGAGCCAGCCGTCCTCGCCATCGAGACCATAGAGACCAGCGTCACCCTGACCGAGACCGATCTTTCCAAAGCCCCGTGGCCGCAGGTTCCGCCATGGCCCGGCTTTGCCTGGACAGACTTCAACTTAACCGTCGATGGAGGCGTCATTGCCAGCAATCCTGCCGAATAGCGGGCGCATTGCGCTCGCCGGGTCCCTTAAATCACAAAGGTTCCATATCGCATGGGGCGTCGGCGAGGACTGGTGGGATATGCCTCACAACGCTTTCGTCGCCCTCGATATCGCCGGGCGCGCAAAACTTCCCCATGCGCCGGTTTTATCGGTCGAGGTCCGCAGCAGCGACGGAACGTATCTTTACGCCAGCGGCTCCGATTATACCGTCTCGACGCTGACCGGCGAGATCGTCCGTGTTCCGACCGGTACGATCCCCGCAGGTGCGACGCTCGACGTCTCCTATATCGCCGGACGCCGGGTTCTCGAAGGCTTCGAGACCGGACTGATCGCCGAGGTCGGGCGGCGGCTCGCCAATTCGGTTGCTTTCGTCGCAGAGAACGCCAATGGAGAGATAGAGCTTCCCTCCGGCACCCGGTATTCCATCTCGGAAACGCCGACCCGGTCGCTCTACGTCTCCGCCAACTTCGCCTTCTCGGATGCATCGGACGCCACCATCCGCGAGGTGGCGATCATTCTCAATACCGTGCCGGTCGCAGGTGTTTCGCCCGAAAAACCCTACCTGCTGCCCGCCGAGGTGGCGGATAGCGGAACGCTTCTGTTGATCGACCGCCCGAAACCGATCCTGCGCTCGGCGGCAACCGCTTCGCAACTCGCCTACGTCATTACCCTTTGAGGCCATCCATGTCCGATATCCGCGACACCATTGCCCGTTACTTTCGCAAGTATGATCCCCTCAAAGGGTTTCAGGCGCTTTTGTTCCGCGCGGGCGACTATCTCGGCGCGCATCAGCTGAACGACGCGTTCGAGCTGGAACGCGACCGGTCCCGCGCCGTCGCCGATGTGCTGCTCCAGAATGGCAGGATCACCTCCGGCGGCACCATCGTTCTCGGGCAACCGGTCGATGGCGTCGTTCGTGTCACGCTCGAGGCCGGAGATATCTACATCAATGGTGCGATCCACCGGATACCGGCTGCCGGGATGGATATTCCGGCAAGCGGTTCGGTCATCATCGGCGTCAGGCTCACCTCCGATATCGTCATGCCGGAGGAGGACGCGTCCCTGAAGGGCGTCGCACCCGGCACCCGCGCCGAGGGCGAACTGATGGCTCCGGCCTTACGGATGCTGGCGCGTTGGGGCCGCTCCGACGATGGCGGAGAAGGCGATTTCTATCCGGTCTACGAGATATCGGACGGATCGCTGGTCACCACCGATCCGACGCCGGTCTCGGACGCGTATCTCGACACCATCCGCCGTTACGACCGCGAGGCCCATGGCCATTATGTCGTCGAGGGCATGGGCGTTCGGGCGCTCGGTCTCGACGACGCCGGACGGCAGGTGTTTTCGGTTGCGGAAGGCACCGTCAACGTCAACGGCTACAAGATCAGCCGCTCCACCTCCTACCGGCTGCCGGTGCCGGAAGAGCCGGATATCGAGGCGATCGACAACGAACCGCATGTGCTGCAAGGTGAAGCGCCGCACACCATCACGCTGCGCTATGGCCCGATCCATCAAATCCGCGAGGTGGCGCTGACGCGGCAACGCACCGTCACCATGACGCATGGCGCTTATAACGGGGCCTCCGACAGCCTGCCCGACGCCACCGTCGCCGAGGTGGTCGAGGTCAGGCAGGGGGCAACGGTCTATAAGGCCGGAACCGATTACCTTCTCACCGGCGCAGCCATCGACTGGTCGCCGTCCGGTGCGGAGCCCGCACCCGGATCAAGCTATCAGGTCACCTACCGCTACGTCGCCACCATCCAGCCGTTGTCTTCGACCGCAACCACCATCACGGTGACCGACGGCGTTCCCGGTTCGATCGCCAATGTCTCCTACCGTTACAAGATGCCGCGCTTCGATGCCATCGCCGTCCGCAATGACGGCAGCGTGGTCTACGTCAGGGGTATCTCGTCGCGCCTGTCGCCACAAAAAGCTTATGTCGGCGGCCCCCAAATCAAGCTCGCCGATGTCTGGAACGTCTGGGGAGCGAAGCCGCTGATCGAGCAGGTCGGCACCGTCAAATTGACGTTTCGCCAACAGCGGGCACTGGAAAAGCGCCTTGCCGATCTCGAAGTGATGGTGGCGGAGGAACGCCTCAAATCCGACATCTCCAACCG